ATAAACATAACGGAGAAACATAATGGACTTAGATGCTATAAAAAGCCGTCTCAATCAGTTACAAAATACTACTACAAATAGTTTTTGGAAACCTCAACCTGGAAAATCACAAATTAGGATAGTACCTTATCTACATGATAAAAGCAATCCTTTTAGTGAACTTTTCTTTCACTACTCACTAGTACCAAATAAAACGGTGTTATCACCTTTATCATTTGGACGACCTGATCCAGTTCAACAATTTGCTGACAAACTTAAAGGTTCTGGCAATAAAGATGAATGGATTCAAGGTAAGAGAATCGAACCTAAAATGAGAACTTTTGTTCCTGTGATAGCTCGTGGTGAAGAATCCGAAGGTGTTAAGTTTTGGGGTTTTGGTAAAACTGTTTATCAAGAACTTCTTGGTATAATTGCTGATCCAGATTATGGTGATATCTCAGACTCTACTACAGGTCGTGATATTGTTGTCGAAAGACAAACACCTGCTGAAGCTGGTAATCAATATGGTAAGACAACTATTCGTGTCAAACCAAATCAAACAGCACTCTCCGATGATTCTGCTATGTTGCAGAAACTTTTGGAAAACCAAGCTAATTTGACAGAGTTATATAATGAACCAACTTATGATGAGTTAAAAGAACATTTATCAAGTTTCTTGAATCCACAGGATTCTACAACAGAAACCGCAAAGGAACCAGAAATGGTTGCTACAGAAAAATCTTCTAATGTAGAAGATGATTTCGATAAGTTATTTAATTCGTAATTAACCGCGTGGTCGAGGTGTGCTGGTTTCCTCCTTTTTCCGGCACACCTCATTTTTTTGGAGAAATAAATGTCAAATAAAGATGAATTAGCCGGTATCCTTGCCGGTGAACTAAACAAACAATTCAAATCACATCAAGTTGCTTACTTCTTAGATGGTGCTCAAGAAACACCAACCGATATTACAGATTGGGTTTCGACAGGTTCTACCTTATTAGATTTAGCAATATCAAACAGACCTAATGGTGGTTTAGCTGCTGGTAGGATTACTGAAATAAACGGACTAGAGGGAACTGGTAAATCACTTATCGGTGCTCACGCTCTTGCTTCTACACAGAAGAAGGGTGGTTTAGCCGTTTATATCGATACTGAATCTGCTGTATCAGCTGAGTTTTTACAATCAATCGGTGTGGATACAAAATCTATGATGTATATTCACTTAGAAACTGTTGAGGATATATTTGATGCGATTGAAACGATTGTTACAAAAGTAAGAGAATCAGATAATGATAAATTAGTTACGATTCTTGTAGATAGTTTAGCTGCTGCTTCTACCAAGGTAGAGATGGATGCTGACTTTGATAAAGATGGTTGGGCTACAAGTAAAGCTATCGTCTTATCTAAAGCTATGAGAAAGATAACCCAATTAACTGCTCGTCAAAAAGTATGTTTGATTTTCACCAACCAATTAAGACAAAAGATGGGTGTAATGTTCGGTGATCCTTGGACAACAAGTGGTGGTAAGGCTCTTCCTTTCCATGCTTCTACTCGTATTCGTTTAAAGAATATGGGACAAATCAAAGATACCAAAAAGAATACTATTGGTATTAAGATTAGGGCTCAAGTAATCAAGAACAGATTAGGTCCACCTTTAAGAAGTGCTGAGTTTCCTTTATACTTTGATAAGGGTATTGATGACTTTGGTAGTTGGTTAACTATAATGAAAGACCATAAGTTAGTTAAACAAGCTGGTGCTTGGTATACTTATACCGACCAACATGGTAAAGACCATAAGTTTCAATCAAAAGACTTTGGTGCTTTAATTTCCGATGAGGAAACACAAAAACACATATACGATTCTATCTGTGAAAAGTTAATATTAAAGTATGACTCTGCTCAACTTGGTATTGATGATGTAACAACAGAAGATGAGTTTGCGGATGAGTAAATCCGATAAGAATCTATTAACAAAAAGATTCTATGAAGTTAAAGAAGAGATTGACGTAAATCCAGAAACTAAGAATCTAAACGACCATGTTTTATTGGTCGATGGTTTTAACACATTCATTCGTAGTTTCAGCGTCAATCCCTCTTTAAATGAGGATGGTGCTCATGTAGGTGGTTTAGTGGGGTTTTTAAAATCGATAAGATACACAATTAACAAGTTTAAACCAACTCGTTGTATTATTGTGTTTGATGGTAAAAACTCTTCTAAACCACGGCAAAAGATATATCCACAATACAAAGCTGGTCGTAAAGTTAGAAGCAGACTAAATCGTCTTGTAGATTGGGGTGGAGGTCCACACGATGAACGAGAGAGTATGGGAATGCAACTTAAACGACTGGTTGAGTATTTGGAATGTCTACCTCTAACTATTGTATCTATTGATAATTTAGAAGCAGATGATATAATGAGTTACATTCCTAGTGTTGTCCTTAAAGATAGCAAGTTTACCATAATGTCTTCTGATAAGGATTTCTATCAGTTGGTGGATGAAAGGGTGAAGCTTTTTTCACCCACAAAAAAAATACTATATGATAGAGAATTAATAAAAAAAGAGTTTGGAGTTTACCCGCAAAATGTGTTAACTTGTAGGGTGATAGATGGAGACAAATCAGATGAGATACCTGGAGTAAGAGGTGTAGGTGTTAAGACCTTAGTTAAAGAGTTTCCATTGTTAGTAGAGGATAGAACCTTTACAACCAAAGACCTTTTGGATATGGCTAACTCTAGGGACACAAGAATATCAAATCTAATAAAAGATAATGAATTAATAATAAAGAGGAACTACCTATTAATGCAGTTATCAGATCCTGATATAAAAAATCAGATAAAATTAAAAATCGGAGACTCGGTCAGAAGTATGGCGCCAAGTTTAGTAAAATATCAGTTGCAAACTTTGTTTGTAAAGGATAAATTATGGGGACAGATACCTAACTTTGATAATTGGATAACAGAGTTCAATATCCTTGACCATTATTGGAAAAATAAAAGATGAGTAAAACAAAAAACATTTCAGAATTTGGATACAGCTTTCAAACAAAGTTTATTGTCTGTTTAATAACAGATAAGCTATTCTTAGAACAAATTGTTGATATATTAGATGAAAAGTATATTGATAATGATGGATTTAAGTGGATTGTAAAACAAATAAGAGAATACTACCAAGAATATAAAACAACCATTACTATGGAAGTTTTTAAGATTAATGTAAAAGAAGTAGAATCTGATTTATTACAAGTAAATATAAAAGACTCGCTTAAACAAGTTTTTAAGAGTATGGAAGCAGAAGATTTGGAGTGGGTTAAGGATAAAGCATTAGAGTTTCACAAAACACAAGTGTTAAAAGATGCTGTCATTCAATCAGCACAGATATTAGAGGTGGATGGTAATACAGATGAGATAAAAGCACTTATTGACTCTGCTATGCAAGCTGGTGTGGAAAGAGATTTGGGACATGACTATTTACAAGATATAGAAGAAAGATATGAAGAGTCTGCTCGTGTAACATCACCAACACCTTGGGATATAATGAATGAGTTGATGCAAGGTGGTTTAGGTGCCGGTGAGTTAGGAGTTGTAGTTGCTCCTGCTGGTATTGGTAAATCTTGGGTGTTATCTTCTATGGGTGCTTATGCTTTATCACAAGGACTAAATGTAGTTCATTATACATTAGAATTAAATGAAGCATATGTTGGTTTAAGATATGATAGTATCTTTAGTGGTGTAGAAAGTCAAAATCTTAAATATCACAAAGAAGAAGTGATGGAAAAGTTATTTAAGTTAGAAGGTGACTTAACCATTAAATATTATCCAACAAAATCTTGTACAGTAAATACACTTTCTGCTCATCTTAAAAAAGTAGTTACATTTGGTAAAAAGGTAGATATGGTATTGGTTGATTATGCTGATATTATGAAAGATATAGGTAAGGCTCAAGAAATGAGACATGCTCTTGGAAATATCTATGAGGATTTACGAGGTATGGCTGGTGAGTTACAAGTTCCTGTATGGACGGCATCACAAGCTAACAGAAGTGCTTTGGATGAGGATGTTATTGAGGCTAGTAAGGTTGCTGAGAGTTACTCAAAGGTAATGACAGCAGACTTTGTTATGTCGCTAAGTAGAAAGATAGAAGATAAGATAGGTAATACAGGTAGATTTCATGTTATCAAAAACAGATTTGGTCCTGATGGTTTGACTTATCCAGCAAAGATAAATACAAATATCGGTAAGATAGAAATTTTTGAAAGTAATTCGGTTCAAGGTAAGGGTGTTCAACACTCTATCAATAACAGAGATAATCAAGTTAAGAATATGTTATCTGCTCGTTATGAAGATTTGATGAGTGAATAATACTGCTATATTAACAGATGTTTTTGGGTATGATGAACTTGATGTTAAGTTTGAAAAGATTACCAACAATCTTGATAATTATGATGTTGATGATGGGGTAGAAGTTATTTTTAACTATTACAGAAAACATGGCTTTCCACATTACACAATACGAGAAGATGAAAAACATCAACATATGAGGAAGATGCAAAGGTTTGATACGGATACAATATTTAAAGACAATAAAATAGTTCAGACAATGCATGGTTTAAGATTAGCTTGGACTTACTTTCCACATTTTTGGGAAGTTCAATGTGGTAATGCTACAAGAACACCGATGGAAACCTTTTTGGATGATGATAAATTTAAATCTGTTATCAAAAAGTGTTGGAGATGGTGTTCAACCACATATAAAGGTGAAAATGAAGGCACAAAGAATACATTCCGTGAAAACAGACTTAGACAATCCCTAAAAATCTATACAGGTACACAAGCCGTAAGTAATTTCCGACCAACTGCTGCTAAAATGATATATGAAAAGTTTGGTGGTGATGCTATTTGGGATATGTCATGTGGATGGGGTGGCAGATTACTTGGATTTTTAGCTAGTTCAAGACCAAAGTATATTGGAACAGAACCATCAAGTTTAACCTTTGAAGGATTAAAGAAGATAAAAAAAGATTTTTTTTACTTGACAAAGTCAGTAGAATTACATAAATTAGGTAGTGAACAATTTGAACCAGATGCTAATTCTTTGGATTTGTGTTTTACTTCACCACCTTATTTTGACACGGAAAAATATAGTGACGAAGAAACTCAAAGTTTCAAGAAATATCCGACAAAGGAAGAATGGATAAATGGATTTTTATACAAAACAATCGAAAACTGCTATAACGGACTAAAAGGTAATAAATATATGTTAATCAACATAGCAAATACACCGAAATACAAGTTTATAGAAGAAGAAACCATCAGAATTGCAACTGAATTAGGGTTTAAACAAGAGCAAACAATAGAACTAACTTTATCAAGTATAATGGGTGCTGGATACAAGTACGAGCCGATATTTTGTTTTAAAAAATGACATTTATCAGAAAAAGAAATGATTGAGCTAATATTTATGATAGACCTCCACACAAAATCGTTAACAATTAAACAGGAATTAAGTATATGAGTAAGAAGTTTGTATTATCAGAAAATTTTATCAATAAATATAAAAGAAAAAAGGCACCATTTGGTTTTAATGGTCTAGGTGAATTGGTTTATATGAGAACCTATTCAAGAATTAAGGAAGATGGAAAAAATGAACGATGGTGGGAAACCGTTCAACGAGTTGTAGAGGGAACTTACTCTATGCAAAAAAATCACATTGATTCACATCAATTAGGGTGGAATCCGTGGCAAGCTCAAAAGTCAGCACAAGAGATGTATGAGCGTATCTTCAATATGAAGTTCTTGCCACCTGGTCGTGGACTTTGGGCTATGGGAACTGCCATAACCGAAGAACGAGGCTTATACGCCGCCCTTAATAACTGTGCTTTCGTATCAACAAAAACAATCAAAGAAGATTACGCTAAACCTTTCTGTTTCCTTATGGATGCTAGTATGTTAGGTGTGGGTGTAGGATTTGATTGTAAGGGTGCTGGTGAGATTATTGTAAAAGGTGTGGATAAAACTCGTGATGACTCTACCTTTGAGATACCTGATACAAGAGAGGGTTGGGTTGAATCATTAAAGGTTCTTTTAGAAAGTTATTTTCATGGAACTGCTTCCATAAAATTTGATTATAGTAAAATCAGAGCAGCTGGTGAACCAATAAGTGGTTTTGGTGGAGTATCAAGTGGACATGAACCACTCTTAGAAGTTCATGACGACATAAAAAAAGTATTAGAAAAAAATAGTGGAGAACCAATCACGGTAACTACGATTGTAGACATAATGAACCTAATCGGTAAATGTGTTGTTGCTGGTAATGTTAGAAGAACAGCAGAAATCGTATTTGGAGATCCACATGATGAAGAATACTTGGACTTAAAAAATTATAAGGTTAACCCACATAGGGATCAATATGGATGGACAAGTAATAATAGTATATTCGCAGAGTTGGGTATGGATTATACAGCAGCTGCCGAACGAATTGTGGATAATGGTGAGCCTGGATTTGCGTGGCTAGATAACATGAGAAAATACTCTCGTATGAAGAATGGTGGGGATAACAAAGACCATAGAGTTATGGGTGGTAATC